ACATCACCAAATAATATTCCTGATTCTTGGTCAGCATCTGTTTTAAAATGCATATATGCTCTATCACCAGTACGTCCTATTCTTAACATTGAGTCAGAATTAAAAGCATCCCCCGAATCTGTGCCTACTAAAAGCCTGCCTGTAGAATCTAAAACCATTTTTTGGCTTCCTGATACATCAAATCTTATAGTATCTTCATCAGAGCTTTCTTCAACCTGAATCATTGTATCACCATCAGCATCAAGTAATTGATTAGCTGTAGTGCTTGAAGTATTTGTATTTGTAATTGCTTCTACTAGCACACCTGTAGCAGGAGCAGTAGAGAATGTTAATGTAGTTCCAGAGATTGCATAGTTTGCTTTGCTTTGATATACTCCATCAAAATAAACCTGTACGTTGTTCTCGTGTACTGGTGCAACAGATAGTGTTAATGTTGTATCACTATTGTCACCAGTCATTGTATTGATAGTATTGTTTGAACCACCAACTGTTGTCGTGCTATGATAGACTGTAATAACTCTACCACTAGCAGGAGCTGTACTAAATGTTAATGTTGTTCCTGAAACTGAATAACTATCGTGTGCTTGAAATACACCATCAATAAAGACCATTAAGTTATTTTCGGTATCTGGTGCTGTAGAAAGTGTAAAGGTTGTATCGCTTCCATCACCTGCAAAGATGTTGGTATCCATGTTTGTACCTGAACCACCACCTGCTATTGAACCCCACTCACTTGTGTAACCTTCAAACTTAGCAGTCTCTGAGTTGTATCTAAAGTAACCTGCTGCAGGACTTCCGGGTCTTTGTGCTGTATTACCTGTAGGCATGTGAACAGCATCTGTGTTTGCACCTAAGTCTAAAGAGACATCAGGAGATGCTTGATTAATACCTATTCTATTTGTACTTACATCTGCAAATAATAATCCACTATCTATATTTACGTCATCTGAGAATGTAGCTGCTGCAAAGGTTGTAGGTACTATGTTGGCTGAACCATCAAAGCTTACTCCACCAATCGTTCTTGCAGTTGTTAATGTAGCTGCAGAGCCTGTTGTATTTTGGTTAAGAGTTCCTACTGTTAAGTCTATTGTACCATCAGAGTCTTCGTAGGCTACTGTTATTCCTGATTCAGTATTAGAACTAAACATAGCTCCTACTGTATCCTGTACAACTTCTGATAGGTCTATGTTTGCTGTTCCGTCAAAGCTAACACCATGTATTGTTCTTGCTGTAGCTAATGCGGTTGCTGTAGCTGCTAAACCTGTAGTGTCTTGGTTTAATGTACCAATAACTAAATCTATTGTACCATCTGAGTCTTCATAAGTTGCAGTAATATTTGTTTCAGTATTACTTGAGAACATAGCACCAACAGTATCTTGTACGACTTCTGATAAATCTATATTAGCTGTACCATCAAATGATACACCATGTATCGTTCTAGCAGTCTCTAAAGCTGTTGCTGTGGCTGCGTTACCTGTTGTATCTGCTGAACCACTAAAGGCAAAGTCTAATGTATTGTCTGAGTCTTGATAGGTTACTGTAATGTTTGTCTCTGTGTTAGAACTAACCATAGCTCCAACAGTATCACTAATTGTTTCTGCTAGTGTAACACCACCTATAGTAATCGCATCAGCTTCTAGTGTTCCGTCTATGTCTGCATCACCTGATATGTCAAGTGACCCTGCATCTAACTCACCACTAATAGTTATGTTTCTACCACCACTAATGTCTTTGTTTGAATCTGTTATGATAGCTTTACTAGCAATAACAGTACCATTCGTAATACCATCTATAAGGTTTATGTCTGTGGCACTTGCTGTAACACCATCAAGGATGTTGAGTTCTGCAACTGTTGAAGTAATACCATCAAGAACATTTATCTCTGCTGCTGTACTTGTAACTCCATCAAGAATATTAATCTCGGCTGCCGTGCTTGTAACACCATCAAGGATATTTAGTTCTGCTGCGGTGCTTGTAACTCCGTCAAGTATGTTTAATTCTGCTGCAGTTGAAGTAACTGCTGTGCCATTGATAGATAGTGCATCTGTTTCAAGTGTACCATCTACATCTACATTACCACTTACATCTAAAGAACCTGCATCAAGTTCTCCAGTAAGTGTAATGTTTCTAGCACCTGTAAAATCTTTGTTACTATCTACTACGATAGCTTTAGAAGCTGCAACAGTTCCTGCTGTAACTCCATCAATTGTTTCTAGTTCTGCTTCAGATATATCAGCACTACCTATAACAAAGCTAGTACCTGTGATTGTTGTACCAGTTATAGCTGCTGCACTTGACCCACCAATAATTGCACCATCAACTGTACCACCATTTATATCTGCTGTGTCTGCTACAAGACTATCGATGTTGGCTGTTCCATCGATGTATAAGTTTCTCCATTCTTGTGAAGAACTTCCTAAGTCATATGAATCATCATCGTCAGGTATAATGTTTGAGTCTACGTCAGCTCCAAAGACTACGTTGTCTGTAGCTGCATCACCCATTGTAATTGTACCACCATTAAAAGTAGTTGTTCCTGTTACTGTTAAGTTACCACCTACAGCTACATTGCCTGTAGTAGTTATTGAGTCTATGTAAGCATCTTTAAATCTTACACCAGTTGTTCCTAAGTCTATGTCACTATCTGTAACAGGTACGATAGCTCCATCTTGAATTCTTATTTGTTCTACTGCTGCTGAAGAAACTTCTACAAAGACTCCCCATCTATTGTTTGAATCATCTACGACAATCTTGTTTAAAAAGTCTAAGTCACCGATAGTGTGTATGTTACCACCCTGTCCTGCTGTACCATCGTGTCTGTGTCCTGTAGAACTAGCACTACTTGAACTGTATGCAAATGCATTTACTAATTGATTGTATTCATTATTGAACAATGCAGCAGTAACTGTATCTCCATCTGCAAACGAACTCTGTCGTGTATATGTTTGTGCCATTTATTATCTCCTGTCTGAAGGTATATAGTCTACGTAAAAACCATTTATAGTATATGGTGCTTTCGTATCATCACTTATAATGGTAAAATTATTACTTGTTCCACTCCCTTGTAATGGAATTCTTATTAAAGGGTTATCTCCACCACCAAATACATTTGTATTAAACAATGCATCACCAAACTTTGAAGGAGGATTTATAACTCCTATATCAAATAAGTCTGGGGGTTGAGGTATATCTGTATTTCCGTAATCAAATCTAACTTGTACATCTGGTTCTACAATGCCTTCTGCACTTGCAGAGACTCTAACATAATGTAAAGTTTTTAAAGTTCCTAAATCTCCGTAATCATAGTTGGGTGTTTCGTAACGTGCAAGTATGTTTGTTCCATCAAAACTATTTCCTGTATCATGTTTATACACATATCCTTCTGTATCTCCATGATAATATTGTTCTACATTACTGCTATCAAATCCTGAACCAATTGCAGTTACTTCTAAACTTCTTGTTTCAGACCATTGAAATCCTTCTGGTCTTAATGTTCCTATTATTCCTTTTTGTTGTGTTTGTTCTAAACTAGAATCAGTATAGAATAATCTATATTGAGACTTATCTCGTAATACAACACTACTTATTATATAGCTATTTATGCTTTCTGTCAAGTCTGTTACTAAAGGTTGTATAGCTTTACTAACTGTACCTAACTCAACGTCACCAATTCTTGCTGTACCTGCAACTGTTCTTAAACCATCAGGTGCTAAAAATATTAAGTCACCACCAATCTCTTGAATACTATATCCACTTAAACAACCTACGTTTTTTGTAACTGGTACGATTGCAATGTTATTTGAATCATTTATATTTATAAGTTTAAATATACTATTTGTACAGAATATAAATAACTCATTACGGAAACCTCTAACTCCTTCTATTTGGTCTTCAACAACTATTGAACCTGCACCACTTCCACTAAAACTTGTAGGGTCTAATAACGAACTATAAAATATTGTACTTAAATTATCTTCAACACCTGCAACAATTAAATGTTTATCGTGTGTCGTGACATATTTAGCATGCTTAGTTCCTGTTACAGTAATCTCTTCTGCAAAGAAAGTTCTACTAGCTAAAGCACCAGTACCTTCCATTCTAAAAATGTAAGGCTTGTTTGCTCCGTCTGCAATAATAACTTGACCATAATCATATGTAGGTCCATCAAACAAAGTAAACTGGCATTGTCCTTGTCCAGTTCTAGTAAGCGTACTACGTCCTGTAAAGGTTGAATAGTTATCTCCGCTTGAATCTACAGAGCTTCTTCCTATGTTTACCCAAGTTGCTCCATCATTACTAAAAAAGATTCCAGTAGATGCAGTTACTATAACTCCATCAGCATAGGTAAACGTGCCTAGTATATTTGTTGCACTACCTGTAGGTCTTGTTGCATTAGTCGTACCAAACTTTTGATAACCATTTATACGTCTGTATCCACCCTCTGTAGATACTTCAAAGTTTCTTAAATCTTTTGCAACTCCGGGAGTCTTAAGTAAATCTATAACATTAGAAGAACTTACTAGTCCTCCATTAACTGCAACTGTATATGGTTGAGATGCAGGCATATTTAGAAGTACATCCTATCATCACCTACATATTTAGGAGCAGGATTAATTAAATTAGACTTCATTTGTTTCATGCTTTTTTTATAATCATCCATAGCAAAAGCTGCTTGTTGCGGGCTTTCTTTAAATTGCCATACATAATAACGAGCTTTAGCAGTTATTACATTAGAGTACTGGTCAGGTAATACTATTTCATCACTATAAGCTGATAAGGCTGTAGGTGCAGCATATGCATAAAAATGCACATTATAAACTTTATCAGGTATAGGACTTAATCCAAACTTACGATGATCAGGACTACGGATAATATATTTAGGTTCTCCATATTGTTGCGTGTCTGCATCATCATCATTTTCAGAATCTCTTAAGTATCTAGTCCAATCGTCTAATGTAATAAATGTTAATCCTCTTGATGTATACGGAGCAGTTTCACCACTTACTCCAATTGTTGTTAAATAAAAATCATCCCAATCTATAGAAGCATAGTCAGTTGTAATACTAGAACTACCAGACTTTAGCAAGTACCATCTAGTTCCTGCTACACTTGGTACAGTTACATTACCATAAAAAGGGTCTGTTTCTCCACTAGCCGCAACTGCAAAGAAAGGAAGTTGTGGTTCTTCATTTGCAATATCATTAATAGATTTATTAATAGAATTTTTAACAAAGCTTTGAATACCTTTCGCACTTGCAAAAGTTGCAGAAGTTAATTCAATCTCGTTAAGTTCTCTAAGAACATCGTTAGTTAGTGTAAGAAATGTTGTTGCCATTATTTTTTATGTTTCTTTTGAACTGCAAAATTAGCAGTAAGACTTGCACCTTTATGTTTAACAAACTTACCGGTGTGCTTCATTAATTTATGTTCTTTACCATCTTTCATCCAATGGTATCCTTTTGGTGCTGTTACTTTCATATTATGTTTTTTATCTTAAAGGTGTAAGGGGGAAGCGAACACATGATTCCTCCCCCGCTTACGAGTCGATACTAGTCTACTACATAGAAAGCACCTGCAAGAGCTTCAGGTCTAAGTACTTGCGCACCATAAACGTGAAGACCTCTTACTATATCACCAAATGAATCAGGGTCACGAATGACTTCTGTTGATGTTATAGCTTGGGCAGTTGCTGTAGATGAAATGTGACCTGCCATAACTTTGCCAGTAGCATTAGATGTTGCTGCGACATTGTTAGACTTGTACATATCAAATCCACGTAATTTACCACTTGATACTAAACCATTTCTCAATGATCCTTGACCTCCATTGAAGTCAACGGATAACATTTTAGAACCAGATTGTGACAACTCTTCGTAGAACGAAGGTGGTGCTAAGAACCATCTTCCTTCTTCAGGGATGTTCTGATCATCTAGTTTTCTGGCTAATCTAGCCATTAGGTCTAAAGCATCTACACCAGTTCCATCAGAACCTAATAGGTCAACAGAGTTCGTTGCGTGTGCAAGTGTTGCATCAGCAGTCGCGCTGTCAGAACCGATCAAGTGATCAGGTGATGAAGTAGATATTCCTGCAAACATTTCTGCGATTACACCTTCGTCAAACGCATCTTTTAATGCGTATGCAGCAGATGAACTAGCTACTTCTTTGAAGTTCACGTGAGACATTGAAGTTTCAATATCATCAACGATGAATTTAAAAGCGTTAGCTATATCAACAACTAGAGACAGTTCTTGGTCTGTCAAAGCTGTTTTAGTTACGTTTGCTCCCCTTTCATACTGATAAACAGTAATTTCAGGTTCTTTAATGATTCTTACAGTATCTCCATAAGCAGATATTTCTCCTGAGTAATCAGTATTAGTGATTGCTTCTGCTACCGAAGCTTTTCTGAAAAAGTTTAAAACCTTTTTAGAATAGACTTCAGGTAAAAAGAAGGAGTTAGTTTGTCCACTTACAGAATTACCAAAGTTACCATTAGTATCAGTCGATTGCTCAAATAGAGCGTCAGATTGATTATATGCCATAATTATTCTCCTTGAATATTATATATTTGGTTATTATCTAATTCTGCCTTCTTCTTGGGCTTTGTCGATTTCTTTTTCAAGTCTATCGTATTCGTCCATTGAGAGGGCAGCAATTTCTTGTTGTGTCCAAATCTTCGGCTGTTTCTCATCTACTGTTGTTGTCTTAGTAGACACCATATCAGCAGCAGAGGTTTGCCTAGATTTATCTCGGTTTGGTTGTACAGGTGTAATTCCATTTTCCAATTTAAATAGATCGATGGCTTTACTTGCTAGAGATGCATTATTAGGATTATTATAAATCCAATCTTTTATCTGATCAGGTTGAGCTTCTGCCCAATCATGAAATTGATCACTATTTCGTAACTCTTCAAAGTCAGGATGTTTAGTCACTAAATCTTTTTCAGCTTCACGTTTAAGTATTTCTGTTTCACGACTTTGCATAAGGTCTAACCTTTCTTGAAGAGCAGCTACTTTACTTTCACCTTGTAGGTGTGCTACAGTTTCTACTACTTCATAAACATCAGGATACTCAGCTTTAAATTGTTCTAGTTCTTCAGCAGACTTAGGAGCAGTATACTCCGGTCTATTTGCTACAGCTTCTTGAAGCAATTCTTGTTCTCTGTTTTTAAATTCAGAGAGCCTAGTATCATAATGCTTTTTCAAGTCATCATATCTTTTTTTGTAATCTGGACGTTTATAAGCTTGATCTTCTGTTTTAGTATCAGCTTCCGCTTCTACTTCTGTTTCTACAGACTCAGCTTGTGAACGTTCAAAAAACAATCCTTCTGCCGTATCTCCATGTTTAGGCATTACATTATCTGTGTGCCATGTTTTTTTCTGGTTATACGGATTGGGAGTTGGTTCTACAGTTTCTTCCTGTATTTGTTCAACTTCTGCCATTTCTTTTCTCCTTAAGGGCTTGTGCTATTTCCAAGGTAGCCTATTCTAAAAACGTCTTTTTTATTAGGGGCTTGTCTTACAAGGTAGCTAAAGGTTATAAATTTGATAGGGGTTACTGACGTAAGTAGCCTATCAGTTGTTAGCTTCTGACGTGTCTTTGATAAGGGTCAAGCATCATGTCTTCTTTTATAGCAGCCTTTATAGGGCTTTGTTGAGCTTGAGGCATTGCTGCTCCATTATCAACTGTGCTTTTAGTTACATTAATGTTTTGTTGTAGTGGCTCTTTAGGAGCAGCCATTACTTCTTTCTCTTCTCTTATCATTCCACCATCATAAGCCATTTGCCTTTCATCTGAATTAGCTTCTGCATCTTTCATCATAGACATTAAATTGTCTGCTCCGATTTCTTCAGTTGCTTTTGCAGTTATGACAAATTCTCCATCCGATAACCTTGCGGGTATCGAATCAGATTTTCCAGTTCCCGGTCCTTCAATAGTTCCTGAACCTGAAAATTCGTGTGCGGTCTCGACAACTTGATCAAAGATTACGCTTAATCTATCATCTTTTTCGAGAGCATCTATTAAATAATTTCTATCTTCATTTGACAATGTTTCCTCAACAACATAGTCTACATAATCTTCTTCCATTTTCTCATCAGGAAGCATTGTTTGTTCTTGTTCCATTCCCATCAACATGTCCATTTGTTGACCCATTTCTCCACCTTCTGCTTTAGATGATCTTAACATTTTAAAATCGTTAGCATCTATTGAACCACTATTATTCTTGTCAAGTTTAGCCTGTCCTCCAACTAACATTGTAGCTCTACCTGTTCTTGCACCTAAAGGATTAGCTGCTTCTTGTTCAGGTCTTTTAGCTAATACTTCTGCACGTTCTTTTTGAAATGCTGCTTCCTTTTCTTCACGCATTTCTGTCATTACTTGATTATTTAACATTTCAATATCAGAAGGTGTAAATTCGAAAGGTGCAGTATTGGTTACAATTTCCTTATATCTTTTTTTAGCTTCTTCATCGGGAAGACCTCCTTCCATATCTTTTAATCTTTGTCTTAAAGATTGTTTTACAGAGGGTATTTGTCGTTCTTTTCTTTGCTCATCTAGTGCCATTATATATTTTCCTTTCTATTTAGAGCTTCGTCTACTCTACTCTCCAACTGCTCTAGGTGTACCAGAGAATTCAGCTTCCCCTGACTGCGGTATATTTCCAGTTCCGATGTTGCCACCGCCAGTACCTGTAACTCCAAGGTCTTGAGGTGGTTGAGGTACTCCAGTAAGACCGCCCATTCCTTCTTGTTCTTGACCATTGGGGCTAGCTTCCGCGCCTGATTCTTGC